TAGCCGAATCGGTATGAGTAAAAATTATTTCGATTCATCCTGCACCTCCTGATAAACTCTGTGAAATTGATTTTCAACCATTTTTCTTTCTGCTGATGTTAGGCTCGATTTCTTTTCCTGAATCAGCCTAAATTCATCAACTAAACTATTTTTAAGTTCTGGAAACGGTCTGGTATAATTTGAACCTTCGTAAGGGTATAGTTCAATGTTAGCCATTGCGATTGCCATAAGTTCAACACGGCTCATTCGAGCTTTCTTTTCAGGTTGTGGTCGTTCCGTGTAGGTTTTGCCGTTTATTTCAAACATCTTGCACCTCCTCATCTTTTATGATTCCAATCCACCAGCCGTCTATTCCGGTATAATTCCGATCGATATTATCCACATCGTAGCAGGTATGCCCGTAGTCGTTTCGGTATAACTTGAAAGCGTTATGACCTTTATAGTCAAACTCGGTTTCCATTCTGAGCAGTTCATCAATATCCCAGCCATCACGAATTAATTCAGGCATGATTAACTGGAAGAAGTAATTGCGGTCGGTATAATACGGCATAACAAACCAATCTCGATAGACTTGTTTCGGGGTGATGATACCCTGCCGAATTTCCAGAACCTCGCCTGACTTCAAGTTGTTCAGCAGGAATGAATGATACTGGTACGGATTGGCGTGGTCGATTAATGTTGGCTCAATGTAAGCCGTTTTGCCGTTTGGCAGGTCGAACTGATACAGCCAGTCTAAGTTGGTTTTTGGCGTTTCGATGATGTTGATTTTTGTCATACTGGTTTATACGGAATAGGGTTAAAAAGGTTGCGAGTTGCGTATATTTATTGTTATGCCTCATGCTAAAAGAGCGACAAGACACCTTTGTTAGTTTTGCGATTTTCTTTCCTAAAACCAACATCGTAACGATTATGACACCGCTGACAAAGTGCTTTTAGATTTGAAAAATCATTGTTATTTACATCGTGGTCTAAATGTGCAATTGTTAAGACCACTTTGATTAGTTTATTTGTTGGATGCACTTCACCAACGTAATCGCTTCCAATTACTTCGCTTGTTTTTGCATCGTAAATAGTTCCATCATCATCTTGATAGCATTCTTTATCATTCCAATTCCCTCTAAGAATTAGCTTGTAATTTGGTACTTTGCAAAACTCACAGCAATTTTTAGCACGTTCCATTATTGCAGGACGTATTTCTGTTTTCCAGTTTGACGGATATTTTTTGTAATCTATTGGCATAATATTGAGATTTGAGAAAGCACGAAGGCATAACAGCACCTACCCGCAAAAGGGGGTTATGTGCTTCGTTTGAAAATTCTGTGTTAATATTTAAGTTCATTGCTTCGTATTAAATTTAGTGGTTAAAATCCCCTTCAGCGGGTAGCCGCCAAACGTTAGGCGTCACCTTGCAGACGAGCCGAAACATAATCCTTTACCATTTTTTTAATCGGTTCGACAAATTCGACACGGACACGAAAGGCAATAGTTTTAGTTTCGTATGGTGCTTTTTTACGACCTGAGCCAATACGTTTACCGCCTTTATTTTTCTTCATCTTCAAACATTGATTTAAAATAAACTTCGACTCCAATGAATGAACCATTATTATTGTGCATTGGAACTCTTTTTATTGCCATTAGTCCCATATCATGTAAGCTCATTCCAATCCAATAATTATCACCGCGCAATTTTTTATACGTTGTGCAAGTTTCAAAAATTTCTTTATAGAAAAGCGGGTCAAGTTCCCGCCTTTCTAATGTTTTTACAAATCTGTTATCCATTTTATTTTATTATTACAAGTCCGTTTTTAATTTCTGTATTTTCATCAGAAAGTATTTGTTGTATTCTTTCGCAAGTCATTCCATTTTTTGGACTTACAGTTATGCAATTCAATCCAAAAACTTTTAAGTGTCTTGCTTCATAATCACCTACAAATATTGTTTGAAAATTTACTCTTTGAGTAGTTGCTTTTTTTAGTCCAGCTGCTACCAATTTTTTTGCTATGTTTTGCACTGTTGTCATTTTGTTTATCGTTTTTGTTGATACAAATATACAACCTATTTTGATAACTGCAAACATATTTCAAGGTATTTTTGATTTATTTTTAAAATAGTTTCTAACGTACTGAAAACCAAAACGAAAAAATAAGTCGAACGCATAACAAAGTATTGGCAAAAAAGCGGTTTTGGTGCTTCGTATGAACATTTGTAGTGTCATCAACATTAGTGCTTCGTATCAACTTTAGTGGTATAAGTCCGCTTCTTCGCCAATACTCGAACCGTTATACGGGTTTAAATTATTTATGTTTCCTATGCTCAAAACATTTTTGCGTTTCAAGTTGGCAAGTTTCAGGAATGAAAGATACAGGCTTGTTCAACTTGGTGCAGTTGCCATAAGCCATTCTATCCATCAATCCTGAACCATCATAGTGTGCCTTGTGTTGGTTTAATTTATCGAAGTCCCTGACCATAAACTTACAATCGTTGCAGTTGCAGTCAATTAGTTGAAGCAGGTATTTACTTTCTTTGTCCAACATAATCCATTAATCTTTGCCACGCCTCGATTGTATCTGGGTCGCCTATATCCAACCTATTACAAGCCTCCTGATATGCGTGGCGTATGGTGCTTTGGTCTTTGCCTCCGAAAACCAATCCAATCATATTGAAGTCATAGTGTGGATAGTTCTCGACAAAGTATTTGACCAGCACGAACCTAACATTGACCGCATCGTATCGCTGTGAACTGATGACATCCTCCATCGTCATTTTGCGTTCAGGAATACGAACTACCTCGTATTGTCTTGTCGTGCGTTTCGTAACATCAAACGACCTGATAAAGCCGTTGAACATATCGAGTTGAATCGTTGGCGGTGGTATCTCTTCCATCTTGCTCAGAAGCCATTGGTCTACGGTGGCTTGTCCGTAAAGTTTTACGCAGATTTGGTAGGTTGTCATTTGCTCAAAGTTATCTCAATACCCAACATCTCAAATATCTGCAACATCCTGAACACGGGCAGTTGGGTCTTGCCCTGTTCAAGTCGCTGGTATGCCAACAAATTCATGTTGAGCATTTCAGCCATGTCGGTTTGCTTATACCCCCTTTCGGCTCGGGTGGTGCGGATTAGGTGGATGATGTCGAATTGTGTCATTTGTTCTCCTCCCTACATTCACCACACCGCCCCATATCGTCAATGTCGTCTGTCTCCCATACCAATCCGCACTCACCACAAGTGCATTCGGGTAGATTCGGTTCGCCATATTCTACATTTGGGTCTGGCTGTTTCGGGTAAGTGTTGTTAAGGTTTTGCATATCCGTATTCTTTTTTGATTTGTTCAAGTTCATTTATCGTGCCTTTGCCTGCGATGCTTTTTAGTTCTGGAATGAATCGCAGTTCTTCCAAGTCAAACGAGACAAGGTCATACAAGGTTACAAGGTTCAAATCATTTATTATCCGCTTTGCCCTGCTCGACAGCAATACGCTATCGAGCAGGACTTTCTTTTGCAGACGGACGATTACAGCCTTGTTGTGTCGGTGTATTTCGTAACTGGTCATAGATTAAAATGGAAGATCTGAACCGGTTTGACTTGGTGCTGGTGCAGGTGTTGTCGGTGCAGGCGGTGTCGCCTTAACCTTGACCTCAACTTTCCAGATTGACAAGGTATTAAATACCTTGACCACATCGTACTGCCCCGACCACTCACGACCACGCAGGTTGATTTCGAATGAGACAATGTCGTTCGGGTTGATACCATCGAGCAGACTTACTTTGTCGCCCTGAGCCTCCAGACCGATGACTTGCGGGTACTTGCTGTCTCCATCAATCTCAACATGGATTTCACGCTTTTGAAATCCCTTTTCGCCTACCGTCTGAGTCGGTAGGACTCGTACTACTTTACCTTGTATGTTCATAAATTAAAATGTTACTTGTTGATGATACTTCTCGAATTTTGCCCAGAACTTAATCAAGGCGTCCATTGTGGCTTTCAGTTCTTCAATGATTTCGTTCCGCTCAACCCGATAAATGTATAACGGCTTAGGTGCGAATCTGGGGTCGTAACTGATGAAGTCGAGCCACTGCAACTTCTCATTTACCAAAAAATATTGGTACACTTGCCATTTGTGTTCGTTTGGAAGTCCACCCATGCGAATCGTGCGTACATGCGTCTTGGTGCTTGGGCATTTGACCTCGACCGCACCGATATGGTCTGCAGTTAATCCGTCTGGGGACATGCCTAACCAATCCAATTCATCGTGAATGCAGAACGCCACATCGATTAATTCTATGCCGGTATGAGCGGTGTATTTCGCTTTGGCTTCGGGTTCGTATTCAGTTCCCCACTTCATCGCGTCCGACTCGTAGTTGTTTTCCAAAGCGTCCCAAAGATGGTCATCGAAACATTCCCGCTCGGCAATAAGAGCATCCACTACGGGCAAGTTATCCGACTTCATGATGTCTTTGGTTCGGGACGAGGTTATCCGTCCAATCCTGAGGGCGTGCCACTCCCGACTGCCTTGTTGTGTGTTGTCAATTACTTTCATTTTGTATCTGGTTTAAAGTTTGTAAATCAAATGTTGGCATATTGCCGGTAATTCCTAAAACGAATGTTTGTACTTCGTGTAAATACTTAAAATATCTACTCCATATTATTTTGCCACAATGACAAATGCCTCCATATCCGGTGTATATGTCAATATAAATAGATGTTAGTTCATACTCACAAATCCATATGCCAACTTCATAGCCGTTGCATGGCTTGAATCCCATTTTGTAAAAAAACGAATAGTCGCCATTTATTGAAGTTATATCAATAGCCATATGTGACATCATAAAATTAAAAGGGTCTTTATCATAGAGAATGCAATCATGCACATCCATTTTTGTAATCATATACGGCTCTTTAAAACTTGAGCAATATTTCATTATGTGTCCGGGCAGTAATTTTAATTCCATCATGATTCTATTTTGGTTTTGCGTGAATCCTTATACGATAACATTGCCGATTTTGTTTCAGCATCAAAACTTTGCCACAAAGCGACCAGAGATGGCATATCTGCACAGGCATTTATCGCCTCGATTTGCTTCGTCCAGTCTTTTGGTTTGTCCGGTGTGGGCTTGGTCGCCTTGACCCGAATCGCGTCCGTTACATCGCCAAACGCTTTGACACGCTCGACGCCTACGATAATTTTTTGACCTGCCCAGCGTTCGATGATTGGAGTACCCAATACTTTCGTGATGGTCTTGCAGTTGGTACGGTTTAAGATTATCGGCTTAGTTTCCTGCGTTCTGGCTACGATACAGAGCGAATCTTTGCCGTCCGACCCTTTGACCTTCTCCTGCTGAACGGAGACGATGGTGACGGTGATTTGACCATAACTGCCATCGTTCTGAACGAGGTCGTGCGACCCGAAATAATCCGGGTTGGTCATTTTTTTCCAGTGTGTGCTTGTTGTCATTGTCCGAAGTGAATTAAGATGTTGTGAAAGATAAGCATGCCGATTCCCATCAGAATCGCTACGAGCATGAAGGCACTGACCTTCTCGAAAAAGTTTGGTTGTTGTTTCATTTTTCTTTGTAAAATATAAGTGGAAGATAAACGGTTGTGATGAATAGCCAGATTACTTTTATGTAGCGTTTCATAGGATTAAGCGATTTCGATATACACGATGTAGTCACGGCAGTCAAAGAATTGACCGTCTTGAAGTTGCTCAGGAACTTCTGCGTCAAGTTCTAATTTGTCGAGCCATTCCAAAAGGTACTGGCGTGCTTGTTTGTCGTTTGAAAATACCTCAGTACGATTGTAAAAGGTGATGTGGCTTTGCTGGCTTTGAATTTTGATTGTTGTTGTCATTGTCTGATGTGTTTAAGTTTATTGTGCGTACCGGATGCGCACCCCCCTGTGTGAATGTTATGCGGTCATGTATAACGCCTTTTCTCTTGCTGTTTTCAAGTATTCGACTTGATTCCAGAATTTAGCGATAAGCGTCTTAGCCTGCTCAACTGAATAACCCATTTTAGTTAATTCATTTTCTGTTCTTGTTTGCATTGTTGTCGTTGTCATATCGTGTTGTTTAAATTTGATGAAGCAAAGATACAGCATTGTTTTGTTCCAATGCAAATATTTTTTTTACTTTTCTCATAACTCGCTGATTTTCACAGAGAAATTTTTTTGTAGCAACCGAATAAAAAGCGTGTAACCTGCCTATCTATCCAGCGTTTCGCCTCGTCTCGCCCGGTTATTTCGATTGAATATGTGGCAATATTGACCATGTTCACCTTAAATAAATCAGGCGTGTCGGTTCTGGATACAATGGCCACCATCAAGCCGTTCAGGGTGACGCTGGTTCGACCGGTGTCTTGGTTGCGATTGTAGTCGTAATTCAAGCCGATGATGGCGGGGGCGGATGGTTCGAGTGCGTTTATGACGCTGTTTAAATCGGCTATTCGTGCGTTCTGTTTCATGTTAGAATGGTGCTTTGGTGTTGTCTTGGTTTTCAAAATCTAATCTTGGACTTGGCAGGTAGTTTGTTTTCGGCTCAGGCATTGGTGGTTGTGCCTGATAAGTCCTAAATGGGGTATAAGGTGCAAATCGAGTATAAGCCTTCTCAAATCGCACCATTATCGCACCTAACCGCCCGTTCCTATGCTTGGAGATATGTATCTCCGCCATGTCGAGCGATGGCGTACTGCCGTCCGTCATTAGTTCCTCTTTGTAATACTCAGGGCGGTGCGGGAAAATAACCATATCCGCATCCTGCTCAATCGCCCCAGATTCCCTCAAATCGGACAGCATCGGAATACTTCCGCCCTTTCCTCTCGTTTCGACCGAGCGGTTCAACTGGCTTAACAGCATTACGGGAATGTCGCATTCCTTTGCTATGCCCTTACATGCTCGGCTTATGCTTGATATTTCCTGCTCACGATTGCCCGAAAATCCATCCCCTGCGTTCATGAGTTGCAAATAGTCGATAATTAGCATCTTAATCCCATGTTCCTGAACCATTCGAAGTACCTTTGCTTTGAGTTCCAACACGCTGATATTTGCCGAATCGTCAATGTATAACGGCAGGTCTTTTATCGCCAAACTGCTTTCCCTGAACTGGTGAAACTCATCCATCTGGACACGCCCAGACCGAATCTTCTCGCCCTCGATTTCAGCCTCCATAGATTGCAAACGGAAGACCAACTCATGACAACTCATTTCAAGCGAAAAAAACGCCACTGGATAGCCTTGTTTTGAGGCAGTGATAGCAAAGTATAGAGCAAGTGCCGTTTTGCCCATAGCCGGTCTTGCCCCGATGACTATCAACGCTTGCTTCTGCCATCCCGAGGTAAGTTCATCGAGTTGATAAAATCCGGTAGGTACACCCGTGACGCCTTTTTTGGAATCCATCCGCTTTGATAACTCAACAATGTTTTCCAACGCAAGACGCTCAAAAGATACCGCATGCTTGCGAAATATCGACTGGGTCAAATTATACGCCTGTTCCTGCACATAGTTGAGCAGTTCGAACGCATCGGTAGTCGGGTCAAATCCTTTCAACTTGACATCGTTAGCAATCCGGATTAAATCACGGGCGACATAGTGCTGGTGAATAATCTTGATGTGATACGGCAGATTGGCGGAACTGAACAGGCTATCCTTCATCATGGACAACTCGACCACATGCGAGATATAATAATTCTCCTCTTTGCTTTTCAATTCATTGTACACGGTTATCAAGTCAATCGGCTTCTCTTCCATGTACATCTGCTCGATTAACTCGTAGA